CAATACCATGAGGGTCATATAAGATTGTGGGAAAATTGATAAAATAAGACATTAATATCCGTCTGTAGCTTCTGCTTTTGTTATAAGTTTGGTTTCCATGAAATCCAATTTCAAGTCTACTTCTACAGGAGGAGCCCCATTTCTATTTGCAATTGGTCTGAATGTTTGATATTGATTTGGAGTCCAATTTACATCCATATTCATTAATACACAAGTGGATACTTTATTTAACCATGTATTTTCATCTCCCCTAAACATATAAAAAATATCAAATTCAGATGGTGTTATCCAATATCTTCCAAATGAAGTATCACTTGGTTTTTCGGGTAACATATGAAACTTAAATTGTCTAATAATTTTATCAACCTCTATAGATTCTCTTGGATTTTTAGGTGTAAATTTCCATGTGTACGAAAACTTACGATGTGCAATTCCGGTAAACATAACCTCCAAGTAATTATTCATTGCTTGGTTTTCTAATTTATTTTTTATAGCTATTGGATTTCCAGCTCCTGATGCTGCCATTGTTTTACCACCAGCATCTTTCAACATATCTGAAATATTTTTTGCGACATCCTTTATACCCTGTCCTCCCCCCGCCATAAGAACTTCAGACAATGAAGAGTTCATGGCCTCGGCTCCTTTTGCTGCCAAATCCACAAAAGTACTACCAAGTTCTTCTTCCTTATATGCAGCGGCATAGTTTACAGTAAGATTTGGGGGCATATACAGTACAATAGAATCTGTAGTACGTTTAGTTCTTTTATAATTTAATAATGTTGCAGCTGTTCCTTGATATGCCTGTCGTCCAATAATTTTATTTGCGGAACCTGGCATCCATTTATTTGTTGCGCCCTGATTTGCATAAGTTCCAGACGCAGTGTCAGTAGCCATATTTTCAGAGTATGATGAACTGTTTGATATACTATTCTGTTGAGTCTTCAAACTTGCGGCGGCGTTGCCAGTAACTACTGGTTTAAATTTATTCTGATATTCTTGATGTTTTGACAAAAGATCTGCACTACCTCTTCTTCCCCCCTTTGTTCTACTCCCCGTAATAGATGGCCCATCCACTGCTTCATTAATATAAAACATCATATAATGACCCTGATCAGATCGAGATTGAATATCTGATGGATATTCCAGTGTGGAATAAGACCACTTAGATCCCATCATCATGTGAGAGATTGGACTATTCCCCCCCTCTGCTCTAGCTCCTGCAACTGTACTTGGTTTTACCTTATTATCTGGGGCCAGTCCAAATCGCCTCATGGACTGTGCTATAAAATTCATCATAAGTATTCCTATAGTTTATCTTAAAGTATTTATATGTCATACAGAGGAAAGTTTCATTCAACGAATAGGAAAAAATATAAAGGCAACCCAGACAATATAATTTATCGTTCATTGTGGGAGCGTCAGGTTATGAAAAAATTGGATGAAAATTCTAATGTTATTGAATGGTCATCTGAAGAAATAGTAATACCTTACAGGTCTCCCGTTGATGGAAAAATGCACAGATATTTTCCAGACTTCTATGTTAAAACTACTAAGGGTGATATATTCCTCATTGAAGTTAAACCAAAACAACAAACACTTCCCCCTAAAAAAACAAAGTCCAGAAATAAATATCTCCGTGAAGTAAAAACATGGGGCATTAATCAAGCCAAATGGGAAGCTGCAAAACTTATATGTGAGAGACATGGTTGGATGTGGCGTATCTGGACAGAGCGGGAGATTAAACCACATAAATATTCTAAGGGACACAAATAAATGGCAGATAAAATAGCAACAGATTTTATATCCGACATGAAAGCAACGGGTCGGAATGCCATTTCTTGGTTTAAGAAAATTGTAGCAAAAACTCAAAGAGCTGTTGCACCTGCAAAATATGGTAGAAAAGATATAATAAATAATAGAAATATAGGTATAGACACTAGGCCAATTATTGGTAGGATGTATCTATTTCAATATGATGCCAAATGGAAAGATAAATTGCCGTGGTGGGATATGTGGCCACTTATATTTCCATTTGATTATGCCAAAGGTGGATTTTATGGAATCAATGTCCATTATTTACCCCCAAATGACCGTGCCGATCTCATGATTCGATTGATCAAAGCTCATGGTTCTAGTGGTAAAATGGATGAGAGATTTAAAATGAGGTTATCATATAGTATAATAACCAAATTTAAACCAGCAATTCCTTGTATAAAACGATATCTGTTTAGTCAGGTGCAAGGAAAGGGATTTTATGGTATCGGTGGACAGGATTGGAGTTATGCAGCTGCACTACCTCTACAAAAATTCCAAAAAGCAACAACCAGAAAAGTCTGGCATCACAGTAAACAAATGTATTAAGGTACAATGGCAATTTTCAGAAAAGGTGTAAAAGTAGGTAAGTTTGATATGAGAATGGGACTTACTAAAGGAAGAGCTAAGGGTATTACTGACAAATTAGGTATTACCGAAGCACCAAAGAGGGCAATACGTCCTGAAGGTGAAATTGACGCTATCCGGGCTATGGTAGGGAAAGCTGAAGGGTTTATGATGCCCGTCAATTTCAAGATTACTTTTCAAGTTCCAAGAGGTATTGAACAGCCAGCTTATCAGCCAGGAAATCCTCCCACTCATCAGCTTGCTGGCTATTCGGCAGGGGCAAATTCAGGAACTTATGTAAAGGGGGGTACGTTAGATTGGAAAACTCATATAATGCAGGGGTCTACAGCGGGGAAAATAAGGGCGTCTTTTTTAGAACAAACACAAGTTTCAGCCACAACATATACTCCATTTAAAACCACTCAAAAAGGTAGTGTTATTGGTGGACTGATGGGAAATGCAGATAGCTCAAAGTCTACTACCGAAGGTGGAGATGGTGGGGGTGAGAGAAAAGTTAGAAAATTAGATTTGTTCTGTAGTAAAGTTACAATACCAGAAAAAACATACAATGTAGGACTTTATCGAACATACGGAGCACCATATCCATATCCTCAAAGTGTTCAATTTGGGACTATGACTACTACATTTTATTGTGATGGTGCAATGGGTATCAAGAAATTCTTTGACCAATGGCAAAAATTGATCTGGAATGATATGACGGGAAATTTTAACTACTATGATGAATATGTTTCTGAGTTTGATGTCTTTACTCGTTCTTCTGTAAAGTCATCAGGAAATGCACCAAGTGCCCCACCGAAAGGAGATCCCAAAAAGTTTCCTGACAATGTATCAAGTATGATTAAAGAAGCTACCGCAAAGTTTGATGAACTTACTGGATCTACTCCTGCATCGCCAGATCCAAGAAACAAACCCGCTCCAAAAACTGTATTTGCAAACACTTATGGAGTAAAAGTATTACAGTGTTGGCCCCAAACTGTGGGGTCAATTAGTCTTGCTCATGATGCAACGGACCAAATTGGAACATTCGATGTAACATGGGCATATACCAAATGGAATCCATTCAAAATGGGTGACATAGGTAATCGTAGTGCAGTATCTCTTTCAGTTGGAGAATTCAGAAATGAAAAAGACGGATTCCCATTCTTGGAAGATTTACCCCCAGAATTATCTGGACCGCTAACAGGTGCATTGGGACAAGCAGTAACCACAGGGCCATTGAGCAATCTGTCAAATCTGCTTGGATAATTTAACATTTAACATTTAACGTGAGTATATAATGTCATTACCGCAAATAAACGCGCCGAAGTATAGGCTAAACATTCCTTCAACTGATGAAGAAATAGAATACAGACCGTTCCTTGTAAAAGAGGAAAAAATATTATTGATTGCACAAGAGACTGGAGATGAAAAATCCATCTACAGTGCAATCAGAACCTTAATTAAAAATTGTGTCTATCAAGACATACATGAAGACCGATTACCTCTGTTCGATGTAGAATATATTTTTCTACAGATCAGAGCTAAGTCGGTTGGTGAGATTGCAAAATTAGAAGTTACCTGTCCAGATGATGAAGAGACTAAGGTACAAATTGAAGTTGACTTATCTAAAGTTGTTGTACAGATGGATGATGATCATGATGCTAGAATCCAATTGACAGATGATATTGGAATTCTTATGTCATATCCTCAATTGGATACTGTTCAAAAATTGTCGAAATCTAAGAGTGGTGAAGTTGATACCATGTTTGATATGATATGTGCTTGTATGTATCAAATTTGGCAAGGTGAAGAAACCT